TACAGGGTGTTATTGCAGGTATGATGACAAAAACCAATAAGATTTGTTATGTCGCCTCGTTCCCGATTCCAGAAGTTATGCGTGAAATTAATACATATTATCTAGGCGCAAAGAAGTATAATCCTGATGTAGAGATTGCTATTACATGGGTATACACATGGTATGATCCCGGCAAAGAAAAAGATGCAGCAGTAGCGATGATTCAACAAGGCTGCGATGTTGTAGCACAGCATACAGATAGTCCAGCGCCATTGCAAGCAGCTGAAGAAGCGGGTGTAGTTGGTTTTGGTCAAGCTTCAGATCAAATGAAGTTCGCTCCGAAAGCACAGTTGACCGCATCTATTGATAACTGGGGCCCATATTACATTGCTAAAGTAGGTCAAGTACTTGATGGCACATGGACATCAGGAGATTATTTTGGTACTATGGACGAAGGTGCTGTTCAAATGGCACCGTTTGCAAATATGCCACCTATGATAGCTGAAGAAGCTCAACGTATTAAGGATGCTATTTCTAGTGGAGAACTTCATGGTTTTACTGGTCCGATTAATAAGCAAGATGGTACACCATTCTTAGCTGAAGGTGAAGTTGCAACACGAGCGCAGCTTGATACTATGATGTTTTATGTCGAAGGTATTGATGCAGCTGTACCAAATTAATATATGCCTGATTGGATAATACTAGCAGGGCTATCTCTTACTTTGACGGCCCTGTTTCTCATTTTTGATAGGAAAGACGATGATTAGTTTTATTTACAGTAGTTGGAATGTGGTGATGGATCATAATCTTAATCCATTAAGTAATATTCCAGATTTAAATACACGCCATATGATTATGCAAGTTCTGGCTTGGATGTGGTGTATCGTATTCGGTATTATTGTAGGAAGTATGTGGGCAGGTCTTTATAGTATGATAGCACATTCATTGTTGCTAGGAGCTGTTGCTATTACCGTGGCTACATTTGAAATGGCTAAACGTAAACCATACGGTTTTTACAGTGGCAGAGGTCCTGGTGGCGAGCACGAATAATAACTCATATGCATATAATAAGAAATAAAGAAGGTGATATTATTGCACTATCTTCAAAAAAAGAAGATGTTATTAATATTGCAGATAAAAAAATGGATAAAGCTGATTATATTTTGGAAGAAATATTAGATGGCATACAACTTAGAGAAATTTACAGAGTTTATTACGGAAAAATAAATAATGACTGATGAAGAAGTAAGAGCGGCAGCTCAAAAAGAGGCAGAAAAAACCTTTGAACAATTTATATTATGGTCTAAAAGAATACTACTTTGGTCTATTATTTTTTTACTTATAGTAGTAGTAGGCTGTAACTCTGGCGTACAAGATGATATATATCCAGGATATAATGGTGAACAATATAATCCAACGATATAAACGATTTATAGGGTGGTATCACATTCTTAGAAAAAACGGTAATACCATGGGCGTATGTAATATAGGTCCATGGTATAGTCGTTATAATAGATTTAATTGTATATGCTGGGCTTGGTCTAATTCTGGCACACACACTATAGATGGCAAAAATTTATAGTTTACAAATACCTCATAATATGATATAATAATTCCAACTGGAGGTTATTAATTTGAATTCATTCTACACTTCTGTGAACCGTTATGGCAATTCTATTCTTTATCGTGGATATTCCCCTAATGGTTCACCAATAAATCAACGTTATAAATTTAAACCAAAATTCTGGGTAGCATCTAAGGATCCCACAGAAATAAAATCATTTGACGGAGGTAATATATCTCCTGTGCAATTTGAGAACATGCGTGAAGCTAAAGAATTTCTTGAACAGTATTCAGAAATGGATGGTGTAAAGATATATGGAACACGGAATTACATACATCAGTTTATTACCGATAAGTTTCCTGATGATATTAAATTTAATCCAAGTAGTATAAATGTAGTAAATTTTGATATAGAGGTTGCCTCAGATGATGGGTTTCCAACCCCAGATGCTGCAGCATATCCTATTATATCCATTGCTCTTAAATCTAGTAAATCTTCCATATATCAAGTGTGGGGTTTAGATAACTACGATCCATCTAAAACAGAAATTAATTTAGATGGTGGTCAAATACAGTATCATCAATTTGATTCTGAACAAGCTATGATGGCTTCGTTTTTAACTTATTGGACTAAAAATTATCCTGATATTATTACTGGCTGGAATACTAGATTCTTTGATGTTCCATATCTTGTTAATCGTATTAAAATTATCGGTACAGAAGAAGCCGCTAATAAATTATCTCCATGGAAACTTGTTAATGAAAGAAATACCACAATCATGGGCAGACCTCAGGTTAACCATGAGATTGTTGGTATCCAACAAGCAGACTATCTTGAACTATTTAAAAAGTTTGGATATTCATATGGAACTCAAGAATCATATAAACTAGATCACGTAGCACATACCGTTCTTGGAGAAAAGAAACTTTCTTATGAAGAACATGGTAATCTTTACACATTATATAAGCAAGATCATCAAAAGTTTATCGACTATAATATCCGAGATGTTCAGCTAATTGATAAGATGGATGCCAAAATGGGCCTTATTAATTTAGCAATGACTATGGCTTACAGAGCGGGTACTAATCTTTCTGAAACATTTGGTACCACATCTATCTGGGAGTCAATTCTTTATCGAAGACTTCTTTCAAAAAACATTGTATCTCCAGTAGAACAAATACAAAGAGTTGCTTATGAAAACAATTCTAACCCTAATATCATCGAGGGTGGTTATGTAAAAGATCCTCAAGTCGGTGCACATGACTGGGTGGTATCATTTGATTTAAATTCTCTATATCCAAATATCATTGTACAGTCTAATATATCTCCAGAGACTATTATTCGTAATAAAACTTGGAGAACATTTCAACAAGGTGTTGATTACTATTTAAATGGTGAAACTAAAGTAGATAGCGAATATTCTGTTTGTGCAAGTGGTGTACCTTTCTCAAGAGAAAAGCAAGGTGTGATTCCAGAACTCATTGTTGATTACTATTCGGAAAGAAGCGTAATTAAGAAAAAGATGTTGGATGCCAAATCACAGTATGAAAAAACAAAATCATCATATCTCGAAGCAGAAATTAATCAGCTAGAAAATAACCAAATGTCAATTAAGATTTTGCTTAATTCTCTTTATGGTGCTCTTGCTAATAAACATTTTAAATACTTTGATAATGCCCTAGCTGAGAGTGTAACACTTACTGGTCAGCTTTCCATTAAATGGGCAGAGCGTGCTATTAATCAAGAGATGAACAAAATTCTTAAGACAGACGATTTTGACTATGTTATTGCTATTGACACAGATTCAGTTTATATTAATTTTGGACCCCTTGTTACAAAATTAAAACCAAAAGATCCCGTAAAGGCTATTGATAAACTATGTCAAGATCATTTTGAAAAGATTATTGCCAAAGCATATGATGGTTTATATCATAGACTTAATGGTTATACTCCACGCATGGAAATGGGTAGAGAAGTTATTGCTGATCGTGGTATATGGACTGCAAAAAAACGCTATATACTTAACGTACACAATAATGAAGGTGTTCAATATGCAGAACCTAAACTAAAGATGATGGGTATTGAAGCTATTAAATCTTCAACTCCTGAGGTAGTCCGAGATAAGTTTAAAGAAATATTTAAGGTTATTATTACTAGCACTGAGGCAGAAACTCGTAGATATATTAATGACTTTAAAGCAAAATTTAAATCTCTACCACCTGAAGCTGTGGCATTTCCACGTGGGGTTTCTGATATTAGTAAGTTTTCGCATAAGAAGAATATTTATTGTAACTCTAATAATTCTAAACAGTGGTCATCGGGTAGTCAGACAGCAACAATAAAAACCACACCTATTCACGTTCGTGGTGCACTTTTATATAATCATCACGTTAAAGATAAGGCACTAGATAAAAAATATATTATGATACAAAACGGAGAAAAGATTAAATTTACATATATGAAGCTTCCGAATCCTATTCGTGAGAATGTAATTTCCTTTCCTGACTATTTACCTGAAGAATTAAATCTACATAAATATGTAGACTATGAGATGCAATTTGAAAAAACTTTTATTGAACCACTTAATCCTATTCTTGAAGCCGTTGGTTGGTCTGTCAAGGATGTACAAACATTGGAGGACTTTTTTGGATGAATTATATATTTGATGTAGACGGAACTTTAACACCAAGCCGCATGCAAATAGATAAAGAGTTTAAGGAATTCTTTTTAGAATTTACAAAGAAAAATAATGTCTATCTTGCTACAGGATCAGATTATATAAAAACAGTAGAACAACTTGGAACAGAAATCTGTGAAAGTGTTACTAAATGTTATAACTGTTGTGGTAATAGTGTCTGGCAAAATGGAGAAGAAATATTTAAATCAGATTGGACACTACCCGACAAATTAAATAAATGGTTAAAGAAAGAATTAAAGAAAAGTAAATTTGATATCAGAACTGGTAATCATATTGAGCAAAGACCTGGCTTAGTAAATTTTAGTATTGTCGGTAGAAATGCTTCTTTTGAAGAGAGATTTATCTATACTCAATGGGATGAACAGGTGGAAGAAAGAAGAACAATTGCCAGAGCGTTTAATCAGCAGTTTGCATATTATAAAGCACAAGTGGCAGGTGAGACGGGTATTGATATTATGCCTATAGGATATGATAAGAGACAGATTGCTGATGATATTGAAGGGCCGATAATATTCTTTGGTGATAAAATGGCTCATGGTGGTAATGATTATCCATTAGCTGAGGTAATACAGTATAGAGAAAATTCTTGGAATTATGAAGTAAAAACTTGGAAAGATACTCATAAAATATTGGTTAGCTTATCATATAATGGTTTACAATAAGTAAAATATAGTGTATAATAGTACTATAAGGAGATGAAAATGAAAGCTGGTAAGGTATGGGGTACAACGGAACTTATTGAAGCCAACGGTGCTTTAGAGTTTCATCGTATTGAAATGGAAGAAGGTGGTGTCTGTTCTAAACACTTACATAGATATAAGTGGAATGGATTTTATGTAGAGTCAGGCAAAATGCTTATTCGCACATGGCAACGTGACTATGATTTATGTGATGTTACAATTCTTAATGAAGGCGATTATCACAAAGTTAAACCTGGTCTTTATCATCAATTTGAGTGTCTTGAAGAAGGCGTAGCATATGAGCTATACTGGGCAGAATTTAATCATAATGACATTGAACGTGAGTCTGTTGGTT